AATTAAAGATCTAAGAACTTTAGCAGTGAAATGACAAAATTAACAAAAGTTAAAGACCATCCCCATCTTTATAGGGATGATACTGGAGCAATTATAAATTATGATACAATTGGGTATAATCAAAGATTAAAGAAAATTGAATCAGAAAAATTTCAAAGAAAAGAGTTGGATAATATTAAAAACGACATTGAAGAAATTAAAGACTTACTAAAACAATTTCTAAATAAATGACTGCCTAGTGAAATGATATAAATATCTAAAGGTATATTAGCATCAATAATAATGGCTGTTTATGTATCCAATATAGTGATTGAAAAAGGATTTGATTTTGATACATCCTTCCAATTGGAGGACACTAGAACAAATGCACCTTTAAACCTCAATAATGCCTCCACAACGGCACAAATGAGAAAACACTATGGAGCGTCTACATCAGTATCTTTTGCATCTACAATTACTAGTCCGGATCAGGGGATTATTTCAATTTCAATGACTGCAAATCAAACAGTCAGTTTGAAACCAGGAAGATATGTATATGATGTAAAAATTTTAAATGCTGGTAGAGAGTATAAAGCTGTCGAAGGCACAGCACTACTACGAGGGGGAGTAACTAGGTAATGCCTAATATTAACGACAGGATTGGTTCTCAGAATGTTATTCGTGTATTATCTAATGCTTCTGCACCACCAACACGAATAGTCAATTTAACTGATGTAGAATCGACTAGAAAGTCTGAAGATGGGATGCTCCTTGTATGGGATTTATCCACAGAAAAATTCTTTATGACAGATGCGATTGATTCCGCATCTTTATCTGTTACCGGCATCGCAACATTTTCTAATACAACTCAATCAACTTCAATATCCACCGGAGCATTAGTTGTTAATGGTGGTGTTGGAATTGCAAAAGAAGTACATCTCGGAGAAGGGATTACAGTTGCAGGAATTTCAACCTTCTCATCTGCTTTAGATATAAATGCTGCTGTTGACATATTAAACGGATTAACAGTAAATTCTACATTCAACTCCGTTGGAATTACAACTCTTGCTTCTGCCGGAGGGATTACTACTACTGGTGGCAATTTATTTGTTGGTGCTAATTTAACAGTAGCAAGTAACCTTAAAGTTGACGGAACATCAGAATTTATTGGCAATGCCACCTTCAGGGGAGGCACAATTGGAATTGGTGATTCTACTGGAGATGACATTGATGTTGGTGGAGAATTTGTATCGAATTTAGTTCCAAATACTGATAATACTTATGATATTGGTATTACCACTCAAAGGTGGAGAGATGGAAAGTTTGGTAGTCTTGTATCAACAAAAGACTTAAGTGTTTCTGGTCTTTCCACCTTTACAGGTATTGTTACAACTATAAGCGACTTATATGTTGGTGGTGATTTATATGTTGCAGATGACTTAGAATTTGACGAATTTGATGCTAGAAATGGTGAAATTACTGGTATTGCCACTGTAGGAACATTATTAGATGTAAATGGAATTTTAGATACTACTGGTGGAAGAATAGTTGGAGCTGCAACTAGTAATGTAATTCCATTTCTTTATAGTACTTTATCCGATCTTCCTAGTGCTGCAACATATCATGGTGCATTTGCACATGTTCACTCGACTGGCAAAGCATACTATGCTCATGCAGGAAATTGGTGGGAATTAGTTAATAGAAATTTAAACGGAACAGTTGGCACTGGAACTGATACTTATAATATAGGAACTCTTGGTGTTACTGGATTATCAACCTCCCAAAACTTAACTGTTGTAGGTTTAACCACACTTGGTTCTGCTAGTTCCTCCGGTATTACTACAACACTTGGTGATCTTTATGTTGGAGGTGATTTATATGTTGCTGATGACGTAACTCTAGACGAAGTTACTTTAAGAGATGCTAGTATCACTGGCATTGCAACGATAGGAACTCTTGGAGTTACTGGATTAACTACTACACAAAATCTAAGAGTTGCTGGTCTATCAACATTTGTAGGAATATCAACTTTCGAAAATAATGTTTTTGTTGTAGGAACACTGGATGCCGGACTCATTGATGGAGGAACATATTAATGGCAAAACCAACTACTAGAGAAGAATTGAAGGAGTATTGTCTCAGACAACTTGGTGCTCCTGTTTTAGAAATCAACGTTGCCGATGAGCAGGTTGAAGATCTACTTGATGATACTTTGCAGTATTTTAATGAGAGACATTATGATGGTGTAGAAAGAATGTACCTTAAATATAAGGTATCTCAAGATGATATTAATAGAGGAAAGGCAACTGGAACCGATGGTATTGGTATAACAACCACAACCGGAACCTCAAATATTGTTGGATTTGGAACAACAACATTTAATTTCTATGAAAATTCAAATTATATTCAAGTTCCCGATTCAGTAATTGGTATAGAAAAAATATTTAAGTTTGATACTAGTAGCATTTCTGCAGGAATGTTTGGTATTAAGTATCAGTTATTCTTAAATGACTTGTATTCTTTTAATTCTATTGAATTATTGCAGTATGCTATGACAAAAACTTATCTTGAGGATATAGATTTTCTTCTTACCACAGATAAGCAAATAAGATTTAATAAAAGACAAAACAGATTATATCTTGATATAGATTGGGGTGCTCAAAATAAAGACACATTTTTCGTTATTGATTGTCAGAGAGCATTAGATCCAAATAATTTTTCAAAAGTTTTTAATGATAGTTTTGTAAAGAGATATCTTACTTCTGCAATTAAAAGGCAATGGGGACAAAACTTAATTAAATTTCAAGGTGTAAAACTTCCTGGCGGAATTGAATTAAATGGTAGACAATTATACGATGATGGGCAAAGAGAGTTAGATGAAATAAAACAGAGAATGGCAATGGACTATGAAATGCCACCTCTTGATCTTATTGGTTAATAGTTATGTCTTTAAATCCATTTTTTCTACAAGGATCTACAAATGAACAGTTTCTTATTCAGGATTTGATCAATGAACAATTAAAAATTTACGGTGTAGACATATATTATCTACCAAGAAAAATTTTTAAAACTGACAATATAATTCGTGAAATTCAATCATCAAAATTTGATGATGTTTTTATGATGGAGGCATATATTAATAATTATGATGGATATGCTCCAGATAGTGACATAATGACCAAGTTTGGTCTTAGATTAAAAAATGAAATAAGTTTGACTATATCTAGAGAAAAATACGAAGAATTTATTGCTCCATTTTTAGAGGGTATTTCTGCTGGGATCAGAGAAGGAAAAATTACAGAGTATGATTTTGCAGATTTAATTACTAGACCAAAGGAAGGAGATTTAATTTATTTCCCACTCGGAGAAAGACTTTTTGAAATTAAAAGAGTTGAATCGGAAAAACCTTTTTATCAACTCGGAACAAATTATGTTTATGAATTGAGTTGTGAACTTTATGAATATGAAAATGAACTTATTGATACTGCGATTGAAGAAGTTGATAATACAGTAGAAGATGAAGGGTATATTACATCTTTAACCCTTACGGGAATTGCTATTACTGCTACAGCAACACCCATCCTCGCAACGGGAGGAATTTCAGAAATATTTTTGAATAATGATGGTTTTGGATATACATCTGCACCAGTCGTAACAATTTCAGCACCAGAATCTGGAATTAGAGCTACTGCAGTTGCAATTACCACTAGTGTCGCAAACGTACAATCCATAGAAAGAATTGAAATTATAGAATCTGGTATAGGATATGCGGTTGCTCCAACAATAACATTTTCTGGTGGTGGAGGTTCTGGAGCAGCTGCTACATGTTCTGTAAATACATCAGAAGAATCTAATATTTTTAAAATTCAAATTGACAATAAAGGAAAGGGATATGTAACTCCACCTGATGTAATAATTAGTGGACCTACTGGTTCTGGAATAACTGCTACTGGTATCGCAAGCATTTCAAGTGATGGCGAAGTCAACTCAATTAATCTAACTAGACCTGGTTTTGGATATACAGAAGCACCAACTATCAATATTACAGGACTATCTACAGTTGGTTTTGGAACATTCTTTTATAATGAAACAATTACAGGACAAACTACAGGTGTAACGGCAGTAGTTAGAGATTTTAGAAGAGACTTTGATGTTAGTACGATAGATCCTCCAATCAATTTAAGAGTTGCACTAAATACTGGTACGTTTGGTTCAGGTGAAGTTGTAGTTGGTTCAATATCATCAGCTAGATATGTTGTTAAGAGTTATGATGAAGAAAGTTATGATAACCCATATGATGTTAATGAAGAAATAGAAA